TATGATCCAGCCCATTCAGATTGTCCAAAACGACTACGGATACCAGATCCCCTTCACCCTTCAGGACGGGAGCGGGAATCCTGTTAATCTGACGAGCGCAAATCTTTCGCTTATCGTCCAATCCTCGCAAGACCCGTCCGACACCGTGCTCACGCTCACTGGCGCGATGGCGATCGACAACGCCACAGCAGGCACGTGTCATTACCTCGTGGCACTCGGAGACTTTACGAATCCCGGAACTTACCTCGCTCAGATCACCGCGACGTACGGGAGCGAAACAATAAGCTGGGGAGGATTTCAGATCATCGTGCTGCCGAAGTTGCCGAAAGCGATCAATTAGTTCGTTCAGCCTTCGAGCGCCGCGCCAACGCTATCCCGATTTGACGGTGCCGTAATATAGTCGTGTTCATGGCGTCACCCGGCGCGGCCATTCCGGAAGTCCCCGAAATCCCCGTACCGAAGCAATTTGTTCGGGTCGGAGGACACGGTTGCACGTGGGATTTGCCAAGAAGATTCCCCGGATATTTTGTCGACACCGAGATCAAGGGTCTGCTTGGCAACGCGACCAAATGGGTCATACGTACCCACAACTCTGACGACCCGCAATATCTCATCAAATACGCCCAAAAGTTTGGTGAGCGTGAAACGTTCACCGAATTTTTTATCAACCAGCTCGGCGTGACACTCGGCTTCTCCATGGCGCACAGCGGCATTGTGCGCTTGGACGGTACGCTCGCTTTTCTTTCTCAAGTCTTCACGAGTACGAAAGAAACCTTGAGGCACGGGAGCTTGGTCATCGAAGATTATTACAAAGATGAAAAAGCGCTCGAAAAGGTCAAGCGCAAGGAAGAGCAGGCATTCTATAGCGCAGATTTTGTCGTCGACCTTCTCAAACAGTTTTGCGGCGATGACTTCAATGCAGTATTTCCAAAGTTCATCGAGATGCTCGTCTTCGACGCCGTGATCGGATCAATGGACCGGCATGTCCAGAATTGGGGCGTCCTCGAAACCGTGACGAAACCCGCACACTACCGGTTCGCCCCGATCTTCGACAGCGCCCGCGCCCTCCTCTGGTCCATGGACGAGAGCCAGGTCCAGATGCTCCTGGCCGATTCTAAGGCCCTCAGAGCGCATATTGACCGTGCAAGGCCCTGTTTAGGCCCTAAACACATCTTCCTACGAGGTAGGCATTGCAACCACTTCTCGTTTATTGCTAATCTATTGGAGTTGTATCCCGGCCCTACTGGGGAAGCGATTCAGAAGGTACCGGACAATGTGCCCGAGAGAAGCCATCAACTACTCCACAGGTTTCCTTTTCTCAGTGAGTTCAGCAACGCTCGGAAGCAGCTTATTGTCACCATCCTTCGGACTCGCGTCGAGACCCTCAAGACAATCCTTGAGAAGGGAGGAACCTCGTAATGGCGAACCGTTGGAACTTCCGCTATAAAGAGCCGCCCCCAACGCTTGTCGTTCTGTACCAAGAAAAGCCGATCGCCGAGTTGGAGGAAAAGAAAGACGGATTCATGTTTCGGTACCTCCCGGCATTCGCCGAGATGAAGCTCTCTTCTTTCCCGGGGCTCCCGACCGGCAAGGGTGAACTCTTTTTCTATTCATTGCCCACTTATTTCGAAGAGCGCCTCCCCGACGTGAAGCGTCCTGAGATCCGCGAGTGGCTGCGCTTACACAACGCTTCGGAGTATTCGAAACTCCGTCTTCTCGCGGAGTTGGGCACGCACACGATCACCGACCCATTCGAATTCCGTCTTAAAGCAGCAGCTTAACCAGCGCTTGGCGTTCGAACGCTACGGGTGTGTTCGAACACTTATGCACAAGCCGCGCACAACCCCTTTGCTAGACTAAATCCATCGAATGAAAAAGTCTTATCTCTACCTCGTAGGTATCGTCGTAATCGCTTCCGCCGTCGTCATCGCCGCTGGTTACTCGTATCGTCCGTCTCCGAATGTCGCGGGTGACTTCCCGGGCGGCGTTACTCCGACCACGCTCTTCACGGCAAGCAGTGGCGCGAGCAGCATTTCTCCCATCAGCGGCCTTCCGAACTTCTACATTCCCGGCGCGACGAGCGTCGGCGGTACGGGCCTCTACGATCAGCTCAGCATTTATGCGACCGCTTCCACAACGCCGCTTACCGTCGCAACTCTCGGACCGCTCGGCTCGACGACTTCCAGCGCCACGACGACCGCTTCGATCCAGGTCGCAGGACTCGCCATCGGCGACATCTGTAGCGGCGGCGCGGCCACGACGACCGTATACGTTTCGGGCTGTGTCGTAACTGCGGTGAGTGGCGGCAACGCGACCGCGACAGTGGCGTTTTCGAATATCACCGGCTCGAACCTTTCTGTACCAACCTCCACCTTCCGTATTAAGCAAACACCCACAAGCCTCAGGTCGAACCCCGAGGAATGAACGAAACCATAAAGAAATTCACCACAGACCTCCTCAAGGACTTCCAAGCCTCGCTTGTTAAGAATCAAACCGTCGTTGCCGCGATAAAAGCGGCTGACGATGCATCGACGTTCAAGGTTGTCGTTTCTACTTCAGCCGAAGACCGGCAGGGCGACGAGCTTGACCAATCGAAGTGGAACCTCACGAACTTCAAAGCGAACCCGGTGGTGCTCTGGGCTCACGACTACTACTCACTCCCCATCGGCGTTTGCACCGGCATCACCGTCGAGAACGGCGAGCTCGTAGCGGAAGGCAAGTTCGCTCCCGGCGAATTGAATCCCCTCGCCGCCCAGATCGCGGGCCTCTACAACGAGGGTTACATCAAGGCCACTTCGGTCGGTTACATCAAGCACGAAGACGAGACGCTTGAGCTTCTCGAGTTCAGCTTCGTCCCGGTCCCGGCAAACCCGTTCGCCCTTTCCATGCGGCAGATGAAAAAGCTCAATTTGAACATTCCGCAGCTCGTCATGAAGGGCCTCAGCTTCGAAGCCAAAGCCGAGCAGGTCGGCGACAAGTGCGAAACGGACGACGACGGTCTAGGCATCCTCGCCGACGACCCCAACAACCCCGGCGCGCTCGTGTGCGTACCCGCGGAAGGAGGCAAGAGCAAATCGAACGAAAACGACGGCGACATGAACAACGAACTATCCAAAAACTTAAAAGCCGAACAGGAACGGCACGGCGAAGCGGTTGCGAAAGCAATCGACGAGTTCAAGGCGCTTGACGAGTTCAAAGCCGAACTCGGCTCCGAGAACGACACTCATCTCGAAAAGTGCATGAAGGCGGTCGACGACAGCTACGAGCTTCAGGACCAGAAGAAGTCCATAGACGAGTTCAAAGCCGCGATCCAGTCCGAGCACGGCGAGCACATCAAATGCTTCGCGAAAGCGATCGAAGAGTTCAAGAGCATCGACGAGTTCGAAAAATCGGCCGGAACCGAATTGGAGCGCCACGCAAAAGCTCAGATGGACCTTTGTAAAGCCGAGATGGGAGAAGGTGAAACGGACGAAGCGAAAGCCGCGCTCGCACTGATCGAGCAGAAATCCGGCCGCGCAATTTCAGCGGCAAACCAAGCGAAGCTCGACGCTATTGCCAAATCGCTCGACGACCTTCACGAAGCTCACGCCAAAGCCTTGAGCGATATTACGGAGAGCCACAAGAAAGCTATTTCCAATGTAACCGCGGCCCTGAAAGCGATTGCTTCCGGTGGTAGCGGGGGGGAGGAACAAGAGCCTCAGAAAGAGGCGATTGCCCCGCAAATCAAGGTCGAGGTCCCAGTTATCCGGCCCACCGATGGAACGTTTGAGGCGTTCATGGCGAATCGCCGGGTGCTTCGGATGGTTGACGCTGTCGTCGGGGAAGCTCTGGGGGACCTCAATAAGACCTTCAAAGTTTATTTTCCCGGCCGCAGATAAGACCACATCAACAACTCAATAAATGGAAATTTCAGAAAAGACCATTACCCAGATCACGGAAAACGTGACGAAGGGTTTCAACACGTTTATGGAGGAAAAACTCGCGCCGAAAATGGACGAGATCTCCCTCAAGAACGCACGCAAAGTCGTCGAGAACATGATGATCGAGCGTTACGTGCACGGCCGGGACATCTCCGGGCTAGACACGGAACAGAAGATCGGCTTCGCGAAGCAGGTGCAGGCCGTCTACCGCGGTAACCGCGAGATGGCGCTCAAGGTAAAAGCCAATGAGGCTTTGATCGAAGAGCAGGACAACCGCGGCGGCTATCTCGTTGAACCCGAGGTTGCAGCGGCGATCCTTCGCATCGCGGCTTCCGTCGGAACGATCTTGAAGCAGGCGCAGCAGTGGCCCATGAAGACCGATGAGCTCGGCATCCCGAACTACACCGGCTCCTTCTTGACCGGCTCCTACGTCGGCGTCGACCTTCCGGGAACCGTCACCGGACTCACGTTCGGACAGGCGGTCCTCATCGCCCGCAAGTGGCAGCTCGCGTTCACCGTTGGCAACGACCTTTTGGCCGATGCCTCGGTACAGCTCGCGGATTGGCTCATGGCGATGGCAGGTGAAGCGCTCGCGAACATGATCGACCAGCAAGGATTTATCGGCGGGACCGCAGGTACGGCCCCCGGTCCTTTCGTTGGCGTCTTGAACGCGCCGAACACGCAGAGCTACTCGCTCGGCGGTTCGACTTCATCCGGCAAGACCACGTTCGCAAGCTTCGATGTAATCACCGACGCTTCGAACATGATCGGCTTGCTCGAAGAGTCCGTCCTCGATGGCGCGGCGTTCTACATGCACCGCACCGTTTGGGCTTCGCTCCGCGTACAGAAAGGTTCTGACGGTTTGCCGATCCTCCTCTTCGGAGGTTTGGCTTCACCCGCGACGCTCGACATCGACCCGACTGGCGGACCTATCCGCCCGGCAGGTTCGATCCTCGGCTTCCCGGTGTACACGAACCGTTGGCTCCCGGCCCTCTCCGCGACCGCAGTCAGCACGCCTTTCGTTATCTTCGGTAACATGAAGGCAGCTGCGTTCGGCGATAAGGGCGACTTGCGCGTTGCGCAGTTCGACTCCGGCGCGTTCGGCGGCAAAGAGATCGCTCTTTCCGACCAGCGCGGCATCGTCTACAAGCACCGCCACGCCTTCGTGGTCGTGCTCCCTCAGGCATTCGTCGTCGCAAAGACTTCAGCGTCGTAGTTTGCTTTGTGACTTCCGGCTCTCGCGCGTTTCCTCGTGCGGAGCCGGGAGCTACGAGGAAAATAAACCGCCCGTCGAATGGCAGCTATGCATCATTTTTAGCTCATTCGTCCCTTCCGATTAAAGTCGATGGAAGGCAGGGGCCAACAAAAACAACATGCGTTTTAGTGCATATGACGATATCCATCAGGTATCGAGCATCGTTCCGCAGAGCATAAGCGGTTCGTCCGCTGTGGACGGCGTTTCCGTCGATACCGAAGGGTACGACAATGCCAAGCTCCAC